CCCGGCTGCGCTTCCGCACCCAGACCGGCCCGGACGGCAAACCCTGGAAGCCCAGCCTGCGCGCGCAGATCACCGGCGGCCGCACCCTCACCGAGGCCGGCCACCTGGCCGCCTCGATCTCCAGCCGCTCCGGCCGCGACTGGGCCGAATGGGGCGCCAATCGCATCTACGCCGCCATCCACCAATTCGGCGGCACCATCCGCGCCAAGAACGCCAAGGCACTGCGCTTCGCCCTCGCCGGTGGCGGCTTCGCCACCGTCAAGTCCGTTACCCTGCCGGCCCGCCCCTTCCTCGGCCTCTCCACCGACGACATCGGCGACATCACCCGCCTCATCCAGGACCGCCTCGCCGCGGCCGCCGCCTGATGCTCGCCGAAATCGAACAGTCGCTCGTCGCCTACCTGCAGGCCTCCCCGCTCGCCGCCCGCCTGCGGCGCATCGAAGCCCTGCCGGATCTCGACGGCGAAAGCCTCGTCAGCAAATTCGGCGCCGACGCCCCGGCCGTGTACGTCGCGGTCGGCAGCGGCAGCATGCAGGACGGCATGGCATCAATCACCGTCGGCATCGCCTGCGTCGCCCGCAATAGCCGAAGCCCGCAAGCCGCGCGCCAGGGAGACGGCATGCAGATCGGCGTGCTCCAACTCGTGCACGAAGTCATCAAGCTGATCCACGACACCTACATCGAGGAGTTCGGCTACCTGGTCAGTGGCTGGGACCCGGTCGACAGCGATGCACTCACCCGCAAGGGCCTGTACGCCGCCGTCGTTCAGGCCCGGACCGAAGGCTACTACGGCACTTAACCGCCACCAGACTTAACGCCACAAAGGAGCACCACATGGGAATCACCCGCGCCATCGAGGTACAGCTTGCCGCCGCCCAGACCTACGGCACGACCAAGAACATGACCGCAGTCACCAACGCTGCCGAGGGCGTGGCCACCCTTGAGGCGAGCCACGGCGTCGCCGCCGGAGATTATCTCGAACTGACATCGGGCTGGGCGCGGCTCAACGGCCGCATCGTCCGCGCGAAGACGGTCGCCACCAACGACGTGACGCTCGAAGGCATCAACACCAGCAGCACGGTGCGCTTCCCGGCCGGCCTCGGCACCGGCACCGTGCGCAAGATCACCCCCGCGACCGGCCTGATCAACCTCTCCCAGGTCGAGCTCATCGCCACCTCGGGCGGCGAGATGGGCTTCGAGGAGATGACCCAGGTCGACGACGTGCAGGGCAAGGAGGCGCCAACGATCCCCGGCCCGACGCGGCTGACCTTGACGGTTTTCGACGACCCGACCCTGGCCTGGTATGCCGTGCTGCTCGCCGCCGCCGAGGCGACGACGCCGCTGGCTTTCCGGATGCGCTTCCCGAACAGCGTCATGCTGCTGCTCAACGCCTACGTCGCCCTCTCTCGGTTTCCGCAGATCGAGGGCCGCGGCAAGGCGCTGAGGAGCACCGTCACGCTGTCGCTGGTCGCCGATACGACGCGCTACGCGAGCTGAGGAGCCACGTATGTTCAAGATCGTCCCCGATCCCACCTTTACGGCCGACGCCCAGATCACCGTCCCCGGCCAGGCCGAGCCGGCCCGCCTGCGCATCGAATGGCGCCACAAGAGCCGCAAGGAGCTGCAAGCCTGGCTCGATCAGCTCGCCGACAGGGAGACCGACGAAGCCGCCGGTCTCGATCTCGTCATCGTCGGCTGGGAGGGTGTCGAAGACCAGAACGGCGAGACCGTCCCCTACTCGAAGGAGCGCCTGCGCCACATCCTCGAGAACTACCCGGCCGCCGGCGCCGACTTCGTCCGCTCCTACGTCCGGTCTCTCACCGAGTCCCGCCTGGGAAACTGAGGGCCGCGGCGCTCGCCTTCGTGGCGGCGCCGCAGTCCGAGCAGGCCGAATGCGAGCGGCTGCTGGGCCTGGAACCCGGCGATCTCGGCGGCACGCAGGGCGCCGAAGAGCTTGCCGTCTGGCTGGAGAACTGGCCCGCCGTCGAGATCTTCGGCGCCCTGCAGACGCAATGGACGGTCGCCCCGTCCGGCAGTCTCGTCGGGCTGCGCTATGAAGCCCTGCCGCTCGTCTTCAACCTGCACCGCATCCGGCGCCGCCGGCGCCGCCGGCTATTCGAGGATCTGAGAATCATGGAAACCGCCGTCCTCACCGCCCTGCAGGAGCGCCGGCCATGAAAGGCCCGGCCGATCCGCTCGGCTGGGCCGCCAAGCCGCGCAGCCAGTTCGCCCTCAACGCCGTCGTCAAGAAAGCCGATTCCGACCGCCAGTTCCGCGCCATCCTCGATCGCCTGATCAAGGAAGGCATCTGCACCGCCGCCGGCATCCTGCTCTTCAGATGGACCGGCCTCTCCTGGGAGCCGACCGCATGAGCAAGGTGACGTTCCGCGTCGAACTCGAAGGAGCAGACCAGACTGCCGCCGGCTTCGACAAGGTCGGCGCCTCCGGCAAGAAAGCCGTCGAATCCGTCGTCGGCGGCAAGCGCGAGATCGACCAGTACGGCCAGTCCGCCCGCGCCACCGCCGCCGCGCTGCGCCAGGTCCCCGCCCAATTTACCGATATCGTCAGTGGCCTCGCCACCGGCCAAAACCCGCTCACCGTCCTCCTGCAGCAGGGCGGCCAGCTCAAGGACATGTTCGGTGGCGTCGGCAACGCCGCCCGGGCGCTGGGCGGCTACGTCGCCGGCCTCGTCAATCCGTTCACCGTCGCCGCCGCCGCAGCCACCGCGCTCGCCGTCGTGTACTACAAGAGCACCGAGGAGGCACAGAACTTCTCGCGCGCCATCATCAACACGGGCAACGCCGCCGGCACCTCTGCCGACGCGCTGCGCGACATGGCCGGGCAGATCGCCGATGCCACCGGAGCGACCCGCGGCGCCGCTGCCGATGCCCTGACCGAACTCACCGCCGCCGGCACCGTATCCGGCGACATGCTCGAAAAAGTCGCCTCTGCCGCCGTCGGGCTGGAGCGCTCGGGTGGCCAGGCGATCGCGACCACCGTCGAACAGTTTGTCGCGCTCGGTCGGGAACCGGTCGAAGCCCTGAAGAAGCTCGACCAACAGAGCCATTTCCTCACCGCCACCGTCCTGGAGCAGGTGCAGGCGCTGGTCGAACAGGGCCGCTCGGCCGAAGCCGCGCAGGTCGCCCAGAACGCCTGGGCCGACGCGATCGCCCAACGCATCCCGCAGCTCGAAGGGCAGCTCAACAGTTTCCAGAAGGCCTGGCGTGATCTGGGTGAAGCAGCCGGCCGCGCCTGGGCCGCGATGAAGGGCGCCTTCACCGACGACACCACTGCCGAAAAACTGCGCGACGCACAGGCCCGGGTTGCCGCCGGCGACCCATCCGCACGCGGCGACGTCGCCGTCTTCCAGGCCAAGCTCGACGCCGAGCGCCAGACCGTCATCGCGCAGGAAGCCGCCAACGTCAAGCGCCGCGCCGAACTCGGCTGGCTGAAGGAAGGCGAGCAGTTCCGCACCAAGCAGCAGAAGATGGAAGCCGAGATCGCCAAGGCGCGCGAACTCGGCCTGCAGGCCGGCAAGTCCGAAGCCGATCTGCAGCAGCGCATTGGCGAAATCCGCGAGAAATACGCCGAGAAGGTCCGCTCCGGCGGCGGCAGGGCGCCGCGCGCCGACCCGCTCGACGCCGAGCTGGAGCGCTTGCGTACCGGCTTGCGCGCCGTCGACGCCGGCCTGTCCACCACGACGATGAAGTCGCTCGACAGCCTGTCGGAAGCCCTGCGCCGCGGCAAGATCGAAGCCGCCGAGTATGAGCAGCTCCTGACCATGATCCTCGACAAGGATCCGGTCCTCCGGGGCACCCGGCAGGGCAATGAGCAACTGGCGGCGCAGAGCGAGCAATTCGTCGAACGCGAGGAGCGCCACCGGGAGCGGGCGCTCGCCAACTTCCAGATGCTCAAGACGCACACGGCGGAATCGGCAGCCGCCATGCAGGCGTACCTCGCGACCATGGACCGCGGCGAGGGCATCCTCAAGCAGTACGAGCAACAGGTCGTGGCGACTCGTGAGGCCCATAGCCGCCTGCGCGAAGAGTTCGAGCGGCAAGGCCCGCTCAATGCGGCGCAGACTGCCGCCCTCGACGCCCAGGCAAAAGCCGCACAGAAGGCAGCCGAAGCCTACGACGAGATGACCGCCAGCGTCGCCGCACAGGCCGAAGCCAATGCGCAGGCCACCTTCGCTCTGACTGCGCAAGAGGAGGGGATCCGGCGGCTCGAATCCGCGGCGCAGGCGGCATCCGCGATCATGGACGCGATGCTGGATGCCCGCACCACGTCGGGCTACTACACCACCCTCGAAAGCATGCGCGCCGAGGGCAACATCAACCGCGAGCGCATCGCCCAGCTCGCCGAGTTGAAGTCTGCCTATGAGGCGATGGGCGAATCCGGCGTCGCGGCCGCGGCCCAGATCGAGGCCGAGATGATTCGCCTGTCGGCGCGCCTCGATCCCATTGCCGATCAGGTCCGCAAGATCTTCGAAGAGGCCTTCACGAACTTCTTCGACGACATGCTCGACGTCATCAATGGCGAGAAAAAGTTCAAGGATGCGCTCAAGAGCCTGGGCAACAGCATCCTGAAAGACCTCTGGTCGATGGCGAGCAAGGAGCTTTCCCAGCAGCTCATGAAGCTCCTTGGCGGCGGCCTCGAACCGGGCAAAGGGGCCGGTCTGTTCTCCTTCATCAGCCAGATGTTCGTGCCCGACTCCCGGGGGATCGGCGAGGACATCGTCGCCAAAGGCAGATCGGTCTTCAACCGCATCGCTGGCGGCGGCGCGAGCATCTCGAGCGGTTTCGGGAGTGCTGCTGCCGGCGGGTTCAACATCCCCATCGTCGGTCGCTCCTCCGACGGCGTGTCGAGTGTCGTCGGCGAGCTGAAGGATTCCCTCGGGGGTGTCTCGTCCGCGCTCACTGGGCTGTCCACCGCATCGGCCGCCTCGCAGGCGTCGTTCATTACGCTCAATGGCACCATGGCCACCAGCCAGGCCAGCCTGACAACGCTTGGCGTCAGTGCGGCCACCAGCGATGCCAGTATCGCCGCGCTCGGCGTCACCAGCTCGGTCGCGGAATCGTCGATGCTCGGCACCAAGGCCTCCTCCGTCCTCGCCGACGTCGCCCTGGCAGCGACCGCCACCTCCGCAACAGCCGCCAGCGCCGGCTTGTCCAGCGTGGCCGCGGCGTCCTCGTCCGCAGCGCTCGGCGGCGCCGCCGGGGGCGTCCTCAGCGATGTCGTCGACGCCTTCGCCGACAAGCTGTTCGCGATCGGTGGCCTGGGCTTCCGCGACGGTGGCGCCTTCGGCCCAGCCGGCCCCATCCACGCCTTCGCCGCCGGCGGCATCGTCTCCACGCCCACGCTCTTCCGCTTCGCCCACGGCGGCGCCTCCGCCCGCGGCCTGATGGGCGAAGCCGGCCCCGAGGCCATCATGCCGCTCACCCGCGACAGCTCCGGCCGCCTCGGCGTCCGCGCCGCCGGCGGCAACGGCGACACCGCCATCACCATCAACCTCCCGCCGAGCGCCACCGCCAACGAACTGCGCCGCGCCGCCGGCGGCATCGGCCGCCAGGTCGCCCTCGCCGTCGGCCGCTCGCGGCGCTACGCCTGACCCGGAGCCCACCCCCACCATGGCCGAATTCATCGACGAACTCCTCGCCGTCTCAGTCCGCCAGGGCAGCAGTTTCAGCGACGACTACGCCGTCGAGATCACCGCCACCGCCAGCGGCGGCGAATACCGCCGGCTCCTGCACCCGTACCCGCTGCGCCGCTGGCGCATCCAGTTCACCCTCACCCGCGGCGACCTCGGCCAGCGCGTCAAATCGCTCTACGACCGCTGTTACAAGAGCTTCGCCGGTTTCCGCGTCCGCTGCGAAGACGACTCCACCACCCACCTCGACGGCCGCTCGCCGCCGACCGAACTCGACGAAACCCTGCCGCGCCTCAGCGCCGGCGTCTACCAGCTCGTCAAGCGCTACGGCGGCGCCGGCGCCGCGCTGTCGATCGGCAAGCCCACCCGCACCCTCTACAAGCCCGTCGCCGGCAGCGCCCTGATCGCCGTCGGCGGCGCCGCCTGGCCGACCGGCTGGACCCTCGACGCCAGCACCGGCCAGGTCACCTTCGCCGCCAACCTCACCAAGGCCATCACCGGCATCAGCAAGGCCGCGAACGCCGTCATTGATTTCGGCTCGGCCCACCCCTTCAGCCTCGGCGCCACCGTCCACCTCTCCGGCGTCTCGGGAATGACCCAGATCAACGGCCAGCGCGCCACCATCACCGCCACCACCGCCAACAGCATCACCGTCGGCATCAACAGCACCGGCTACAGCACCTACACCTCCGGCGGCACCGCCAACACCCAGCCGCAGGCAACCGAGACCGTCACCGGCGGCTGCCGCTTCGATATCCCCTGCCGCTTCGACTCCGCCCTCGAATCCATCTCCCTTGGCGGCGAGCTGCGCGACACCGGCTCGATCGATCTCGTTGAGCTGATCGCCCCCTGACCCCATGAAAATCGCCGTCGCCGACCGCCGCTACCGCGTCCTCTGCTGCCGCATCGTCCCCGTTTCCGGCCCGACCGTCCGCCTCACCGACTACCCGCGCGACCTCACCATGGCCGGCGGCCAGCTCTACCTCAGCACCTCCGGCTACGCCTTCTCCGGCTACGCCGCCACCGACGATTTCGCCCCCTCGGCCATCGATCTCGAAGGCATCGCCGGCGTCGCCGGAATCAGCCGCGCCGCCGTCGGATCCGGCGTCTTCGACGGCGCCAGGGTCTACTTCTTCGCCACCGACTGGACCAGCCCGACCGAGGACGAAGAGCCCCTCACCGCCGGCATCTTCGGCGCCGCGCAGCTCCTCGACGAGCGTTACAAAATCTCCGGCGTCTCGCTGATTGACGTCCTCGGCCAGACCATCGGCCGCGCCTACGGCGCCCAGTGCGACAAGACCTTCGGCAGCCAGGGCTTCGCCGGCTGCAAGGTCGCCCTCGCGCCCAACACCGTCACCGGCACCCTCACGCACGTCACCAGCACGCGGATTTTTCGCGACTCGGCCCGCAGCGAAGCCGCCGACATCTTCGGCGCCGGCACCATCGCCTTCACCACGGGACCGAACGCAGGCCTCAAGCCGCAGGAGATCAAGAGCCACGCGGCAGACGGCACCATCGAGCTGCACGAAGGCTGCTACTACCTCCCCACCGTCGGCGACGCCTACACCCTCATCCGCGGCTGCCGCAAGCGCTTGGTCGATTGCCAGAACCGCTGGAACGGCACCGCCACCTTCAACAACGTCGCCAATTTCGGCGGCTTCCCGCACGTGCCCACCTCCAGCCAGTACGGCCAGATCGGCGGCCAGACATGACCGCAGACGACATCATCGCCGCTGCCCGCGCCTGCCTCGGCACCCCGTTCCGCCACCAGGGCCGGCTGCCCGGCATCGGCCTCGACTGCGCCGGCGTCGCCATCGAAGTCGCCCGCGCCATCGGCTGCTCCGCCCTCGATGTCAGCGGCTACGGCCGCACCCCCGCCGCCGGCCAGCTCGAAGCCGCGCTCGACGCCCAGCCCGACCTCGTCCGCGTCGCCGACATCGCCGATCGCCAGCCCGGCGATCTCCTGCTCCTGCGCTTCACCGGCGAACCGCAACACCTCGCCATCCTCACCGATGTCGACACCATGATCCACAGCTACGAAGCCGTCGGCCGCTGCTGCGAACACCTCGTCACCCCGGCCTGGGCCAACCGGATCGTCCGCGTTTACCGCTTCTCTGGAGTCGGCGCATGAGTTCCGTAGGCCAGATCCTCGGCGGCGTCGTCGGCGGTATCGTCGGCTTCTTCGCCGGCGGCAACGTCATGCTCGGCGCCCAGATCGGCATGACCCTCGGCGGCCTCCTCAACCCGCCCAAAGGCCCCACGGTCGAAGGCCCGCGGATCGCCGACCTCAGTTTCCAGACCAGCACCTACGGCGCCGCCATCCCGCGCGTCTACGCCACCAGCATCGTCGCCGGCAACGTCTTCTGGCTGGAAAACAACCAGCTCAAGGAAGTCCGCACCAAGAAGAAATCCGGCGGCAAGGGCGGCCCGAAAACCACCACCAAGACCTACGCCTACTACGCCACCTTCGCCGTCGGCCTCTGCGAAGGCGAGATCGCCGGCGTCCTGCGCATCTGGATCGGCACCAACCTGATCTACAACGCCGGTTCCACCGACGCCGGCACCATCCAGGCCAGCAACGCCGCCGCCGAAGGCTTCCGCGTCTACACCGGCAGCGAAACCCAGTCCGCCGACCCCCGCATGCAGGCCACGCTCGGCGTCGACAACACCCCCGCCTACCGCGGCCTGGCGTATATCGTTTTCGACGACCTGCCGCTGGAAAAATACGGCAATTCCCTGCAGGGCGCCCAGGTCCGCGTCGAAGTGATGCAGCTCGGCGCTACCTACGATTACGTCGCCACCCGGCACGACATGCCGACCTCTCTGCAATGGCAGGTCGCCGCCTCGAACGGCTCCCTGTTCGTCCGCCTCGCTTTCTACAACACCTCGGCCTGGACCTCGCCGGACGGCATCACGTGGACCGAGCAAAGCGGCAAGTTCACCGGGTCGCCGAACTGGCAAGGCATCGTCTACGGCAATGGCCTGTTTGTCGCGACGACCTACCAGACCGGCTTCCCGGTCTGGCGATCGGCCGACGGCATCACCTGGTACAGCGCGACGACGCCGAGCGGCAGCGGCACGCAGGAGGTTGCATTCGGCAACGGCATCTTCGTCATCGTCACCGATGGCGGCCACGTCTATCGCTCCGCCGATGCCGTCACGTGGACCAAGCACGACCTTCCGTACAGCAACACCTACGCGCACATCCTGTTCAACGGCTCGGTCTTTCTCGTCTGGCAGATGTTCGCCAACAAGGTCATGGTGTCGGCGGACGGCATCAACTGGACCGGTGGCACGCCAGCCGGAGCGGCCTTCAATCAGCACGGATGGGGCGCCGTCAAGCGCGGCGAGTTCATGCTGTTTTCCAGCGTCTCAGCGGCCGCAAAGCGCTCCGCCGATGGTCTGACGTGGGTCGACGTCGCGGTGCCGCCATACACATCGGGTTACGCAGCCGACGACTGGAACTGGATCTGTTTCAGCAACTCCGGATTCGCAGTCTCACCGGACGGCGTGAGCTGGACCAGCTACGCCGGCAGCCTCACCAGCTCCGGTCCGTATAAAGCCGCGGCGTGGAGCGGCGCCGTCATCGCCGTCGCCAACCAGTTGTCTGCCGCTGCCTACACCATCCAGCCGACTTTCTCCGCGGCCACCAACACCACGCTGTCGGCCGTCGTCTCCGCCGAATGCCAGCGCTCCGGCATCCTCACCGCCGGCGACCTCGACGTCTCCGGCCTCACCCAATCCGTCGCCGGCTACCGCATCGGCAGCCGCGCCACCATCCGCTCCGCCGTCGAACCGCTGCAGGCCGCCTGGCCCTTCGACGTCGTCCAGCGCGGCTACAAGATCCACTTCATCCCGCGCGGTGGCTCCGCCGTCGCCACCATCGCCACAGACGACCTCGGCGCCCACGCCGACGGCGAAGCACAGCCCGTCCGCATCACCACATCGCGCGAGATGGACACCCAGCTCCCGCGCAAGATTGCCCTGCAATTCCTCGACCGCGACCGTGACCAGGAGCGCGGCGAACAGTACGCCGAACGCCTCAACACCACCGCCACCAACATCCTGGCGCGCGAACTCCCCATCTCGCTCAACGCCACCGAAGCCGCCGGAATGGCGGAAGTCCTGCTCTATTTGGCATGGCTGGAGCGATTCGCCATCGAATTCAGCCTGCCGGCCAACTACAACCACCTGGAACCCGCCGACGTCGTCAACCTCCCGACCACCGAGGGCACCGTCAGCGTCCGCCTCACCGCCATCGAATACACCAGCGACGGCCGCCTCGACTGCCAGGCGCGTTACAACCAGCCCGCCATCTACACCCCGACCGCCGTCGGCGCCGCCGGCGTTTCCGTCCCCACCCAGACCATCGTCCCGATCGGCCCCGCCGTCTACCACCTGCTCGACATCCCGCAGGTCCACGACGTCCAGAACGCCCCCGGCATCCTCGCCGCCATGTCCGGCACCGCCGACAACTGGCCAGGCGGCGCCCTCATGCAGTCCACCGACGCTGGCGCCACATGGGCCGACATCCAGGACTTCGACGCCCCGGGCGCCACCATCGGCTACGCCACCACCACCATCGGCGCCGTCGAACCCCGCCTGCTCGACGCCAGCAGCCGCCTCACCGTCACCCTCACCAGCGGCGACCTCTACTCCTGCACCGAAGCCGCCATGCTCGCCGGCGCCAACCACTTCGCCTACGGCGCCGACGGCCGCTGGGAGATCTGCGCCGCCCGCATCTGCACCCTGCAAAGCGGAAAAACCTACGTCCTCAGCGACTTCTGGCGCGGCCGCTTCGGCACCGAATGGGCCATGTCGCTACACCAAGCCGGCGACGCCATCATCCTGCTCGACACCGACGACCTCGCCCCCATCACCCTCTCCGCCAGCCTCATCGGCCTCGCACGACACTACCGCGGCATCACCTACGGCCGCGACATCAGCACCGACAGCAACCGCGCCTTCACCTACCAGGCCATCAACCTCAAGCCCCTGTCGCCCATCCTCCTCAACGGCCACCGCGACGCCAGCGGCAACTGGTCCCTGAGCTGGGTGCGCCGCGCCCGCGGCCTCGTCGAATGGCGAGACTACGTTGACACCCCGCTCAACGAAGCCACCGAACAGTACCAGATCGAAATTTTCCAGGATGGCGGGTACACCACCGTCAAGCGCACCCTGGCCGTATCTGCCGCCTCCGCCAGCTACACCACGGCCGAGCAAACCGCCGATTTCGGCGCCAACCAACCAACCCTCTACCTGCGTATTTACCAACTCTCCGCGACCGTCGGCCGCGGCTATCCCCTGCAGCAATCCATCACCAGATAACCGGAGCCGCACATGTCCGACAGCACCACCAACCTCGATCTTGTGTCGGAGTCCCAAGGCGCCAAGGCCACCAGCGCCAATGCCCTGTTCGATGCGGCCAGCCCCGCGATGTTCGGCGGCCGCCGCGCCAGCGTTTGCTCCGGCCTCACCTGGGGCTACTACGGCGGCGCCCTCGCGAAGTCCGACGGCTCGATCGTCGCTGTCGCCAACGGCACCCTGAGCCTCACCGCCAGCGCCACCAACCGCATCTACCTCACCCTGAGCGGAACCATCGCCGTCGTCACCGGCGGCACCGCCGCGGCTGACGAACTGGTCCTCCTCTACGCGGTAGTCACAGGCGCCTCATCGGTCACCTCATACCAGGATCACCGGTACTGCATGGACCCCACCTGGGCCGTAGTCCGCGCCTCCGTAGACGCCGCATCCGGCGACGTCACACTGAGCGGCGCCACCCGCCGCGCCGGCTACCTCACGGTCACCGGATCCCTCCCCGCCAACCGCAACATCATCGTCCCCAACGACTGGCAAGGTACCGTCTACAACAACACCACCGGAGCCTTCACCCTGACCGTCAAGACCGCCAGCGGATCCGGCGTAGCAGTCGCTCAAACTAAGCGCGCCATGCTTCTCGCCGACGGCACCAACGTAGTCCGAATCACCCCCGATACCTGACCCCACTTAACGCCCGCAAGCCGCGTTAAATATGCTTGCGGTCTGTGCCAACTAGCGCGTGAATTTTGTGCCAAGTACGGCGCGAATTTACAGCTACCGCGACTCGCTGGCGCAGGAC